CAATTCAGACCTATCCTTCAATTTAAGCATAATGGAAAATTCAATGCACAATTTCCAAACCCTGAATTGATGCTCGTCAATCGTATCGCCTGAATTGCGCAGGCGCTCGTCTGGGTGGCAGTGCCAGCGGTTTACGGTGTTTGTCATTTCTTGGCCTCTTTCCATTCCGCGCGGATTGCTTTGACGTGATTTTGCGCGGTTGTCAGGCTGATCTCGATCATATCCGCGATTTCATACGCGCGGATGCCAGGGTGCATGTGCATTGCTTTTCGCACCGCGTCCCTGATGATGTCTGTTGCTGCCATTGGCTTTTTCCTTTTTGTTGCGGTTAATGATTGCTTATTGCATTTTTATTATTGACGTGGCAAGCGGAATCGTGCAATGTCAGCTTATCGAAACGGCGCAAGCCACAGCTAGGATAGAATGAAATGACCACCGCAGACGCCGCCTATGATGCCCGCCATTTTAGCGATGATGCGATTGCGTGGCGCAAGGACGATTGCCGCCGCCAGGCTGAACGTGAGGCGGCGCAACATGAGATTGAGCGGGCCGAATGGGCGGCGTTCAAAAAGCAAAACCACTGGCCCACGGACACAACCGCATTGCGCGGTCGGCAAATGGGCTTGATGGAATTTATCACAGAAAGAGGAGATTAAAATGGACGTTCAAGAAATCACAAAGCGGCTTTATGCCATTGGCAATGATCTTATGGAAAAGACGGGTGAAAGCCCTTGGATAACCCCGTCATTGAGTATCAAAGACGATAAATGCATAATCACGCTATATGCCGGATGTAATGGTGGAGATTACAAGGCGTTTGGCACCGCAAAAGGTGAGACGCCAGAAGCGGCGCTTGATGATGCGGATCGTATTATCGCGGCATTGCCAAGCCATGAAAAGGCAAAGCTGCACCGCCATATGGCCCGCGTTGCTGATTGCATCGACAAGGCACACGCGGACGGGATTGATGACGAGTACGTCACCCCGCTGCGCATGACGGTCAAGGCTATGTCTGATAATTTGTTGGGAGTTGATCAATGAAACCCGCATACAATAATGCCATGCTGGCCCGTATGAACGCCCGCCGCGGCCGCGGCCGCACCCGCGCGGTGCTGATTATCGTTTGCGTCGCGTTTGGCATGATCCTGGCGGGGCTGGCCGCAAGCAACGCCTATGCCCGCGCGATTGACGCGGTGAACAATCCGCACATTGAGGGGTTTTGAGATGACCGACACAACCCCCGAAGCCGTTGAGCGGTTTACGCCAGATGCTCTCGCTGGCGGAATAACCCCCGTTATGCGACCAGCAATCAGTGGTAAATTCGTCCGCCACTCAGACTACGCCGCCCTATCCGCCCAACTCGAAGCCGCGACCAAGCGTGCCGACACCGACCACGCTCAAGGCAAGGCCGAGGGGCTGCGGGAGGCGGCAGCAAGCGCACGCAGTTGGGGAACGATTACGCAGGACGAATATGACCTTGATGGTACGCAGTGGAATTTTGACCTGCCCGACCAAATCGCAACCCGCATCCTCGCCCTGATCCCCGCAGACACGCCAGCCGAACCCGTTGATTGGGATGATATTCCCGATACGCCAGAGCAGCGCGCATTGATTGCCGCGCACAATTCGGAAATGAAACGTGCATATCCAAACTTGATTGATCTTGACAGCCTATCCGCACAACTCGCCGAGTGCGAAGCACGACTTCTAAAGGTCACGGCTGAACGGGAAGAAGAAAATCTTAAGTTTCAAATGGCTAATACAGCTTGGGACCAAGAGACTGCTACTAGAAAAGTAGCCGAAGCCCAGTCCCACGCAGACGCCGCGCATTGGGCGAATACGGCGCTGGGTGATTTGATCGGGGGTAAGTGATATGGAAAACCCAAAGCCGGTACACCTAACCAACACCGCCGAAATCCAAGCGCTAGGATGGGCGGCGGAGTCGCGCGACAGTGATGGGCATCTTATGACTACCCACGCGCCATTCAGCACAAACAAAGAGCGCGACAAATACTGCGCAGAAGAAAAGGCGCGCGGGCATATCGTTACAGTGTTTGCACCCAAGAAAAGAGCCGCGCCATGATTGACGCCACCGCGCTTATGTATGCTGGAATTACGCCGCCGGATCGCGGGTGTAAAACTACATGCCCAAAGTGCAGCGCCACGCGCCGCAAATCATCGGAACGGTGCCTTGTTGTGCGCACATATCAATGGGGAATGCAGGTTTATTGCTACCATTGCGGCTATAAAGACGGAATTGTTTAGGGGGTTTCTTCTGACAATTCCGCAGCCAATGCCATGTAAGCGGCCCCGTCGATATAGCTATCGGCGTGCGGCCCATTGGCAAGGCGCGCAATTTTAAGCCACGCCATGCAAAGCGCGACCTGATCTGGCGAAACATCGCAGCCAAGAATAATCTGCCAACCCGGCGCAATGCGCGCAAAGTTTTGTTGCGGCGTGCCATAATCTTTCTCACGGTCGCCATTTATCAATGCCGATGCTTGTTCCAGCGTGCGGGTGCGAGTGTTCATTCTTTCAGCCTTTCAATCGGGTCCATCGCCCGCAAAACTAATCCATCAATGTTGTGAAACGTCATAGACTGCAACGCACGCCTCGCACCATAGCCCATGCTTGCGGCATAAGCATCAGGCGGACAAAACGCACGCAGGCTTTCCCATCGCAGCGGCCCAACATCTTTTGCCTGATCGTGGTGAACGTGGCCGGTTAGAAAGTGCCGGTGCCGCGTTGCAGACCAGAACGGGCAAATATCAGAGACGTAAAGCGCGGCCTGTTGCGGCTTGGCCTTATCGCCATGATGCGCAAATATAGCGCAACGGCCCCACTGGAACATGAATAGATCACGCGGCCCATCGTCTACAGTTGCGCGCGGCTCGTTACGATACCAAGCCGCCAATCCAACGCGCAAAATCCGAAAGGCGTTTTCGTCATGGTTGCCGCGCAATGCACGCACGATCACATTGGCATGGCGCACCAATAGCCGGTCAATGGTTTCGACAAGAATTGTGATGCCCGCGTCCACCACTTTATCAAATCGCCCGTCTACGTCCAGCTTGTGTTTTGATTGCGGAGTTTCGGCATTGTTATTGTCGGCGTGAAAGAAGTCGCCGCCAATAATCAGGATGCCTGTGTCGCTTGGCGGCGTTATTGCCATGACCTTTGCAAAGGCGTGCCGCATATCGCCAAGGGCCAAGTTGACGTCGTAATCATCGGCGCTTGTTTCAAGCCCCCATGCGTGCATTCCGAGGTGAACATCCATCAGCGGATAAACCGTGCAAAGATCCGCCATGATGTTTTCGGGCGGCTCGATTGGCGGCGCGGGCGTGATGCATTCGAACGCGGCCCGCATCATCTCGGCCAAGCTGGCCGGGTCAGCTTGTTGCGGTTTCAGCAGAACAGAATAGCTTGTGCCGTCTGGGTTTTTGGTTTTGGCCCATGCAAGCGCCGGGATAAGCCCGGTTCCAACCGCCGCCATGCTTTCGGCTATGGCCGGATCTAGTTCCAGATGCGCCTTTGCGCGGGTATATCTCTCTTGAAATGCGGAATACGAAATGCCGCAAGCTACGGCGGCGGCTGATATGGTGCCATGTTCCTGCATTAAATCAAAAGCCTCTTGTTGCTTTGCCGTGATGCCGCTCAAGGTTTCCACCCGCAGATTGCCGCGCCTGTTTCGTTATGGGCTAGGATTTGTCGTGCAGTTTTGTCCGTTAAGTGATCTGCAACGGTTGGCCGGATTGGTGACGCCCAGCAATTATTTGCGGTTCCATTCACGCAGCCGCTTAGAAACATCATCGCCGCTAATGCTGTCCACTTCATCGCGCGTATCCTTTGCTTTTTGCAGATCATCGGCGGCCTTGATTGCCGCTTTTGTTTTGGTCCGCTGCGCACCGTTGCGCCGCCCGGTAAGCCATGCAGCCGCAACCGCGACCATGCCCGCCAGCGCGGCCCACACGGGCGCAGGGATAGCGTTGATGATTATGGCAATCACGTTGCCCACCTTTTACGCTTTGCCAGCGTGTAAGCGCCCTCAACAGCCGCCCCAAGGGCAAGCGACAGCACCAGCACGGCGTCACCGTCCAGCGCCAGCGCCTCGCCCGCTTGTGAGCCTGCCAGATAGCCGATGCCGTACCGCAG